TTAACTTGCTTGTCCATAATCCAAGCAACCTTTCTGGTTTATGCTAAAACTATTATGCCCTCTTTTGTACAAAATTTTACTTTCGTTAATATATGGATCAATTTTTTGCCAATTAGAACTTTGAAAACTTAAAAAAGTGGAGTTAAGTTCGTATTTATCATTAATAATAACCGAAGAGAGTATATCATTCTTTAAAATTCTCTGAATTAGTTCCGAATGCCAATTGATATTCTGTGAAACTTCTTTTCTTAACCATTCTTCGTATTCTTCACCACTTGTGCAATTTGGAGGAACATAAGAGTAATCCTCCGTTTCCATTTCAGCTAAGAGTTGCTCAAGATTTAATAATGCCATTTTATTGTTCCTCCTTTTTAAAGAAATTCGGATATTTAACGAAATTGATACCTTCATCCAAGACGACTATTCTTTCCCTGCTCTCCAAGATATATTCCTCTTCAGTACTAATATATTTATTAGCTTTATAGTTCTTCTTTGAAGTACTCATATATATACTATCAGTATAAACAAATATCTCTTCAATTGGAACAGTTATTTTAATAATATAACCATTAAGACCAAATTTCCTAGCCTTTTCTTCGCTAATTGACCAAGATTCTAAGTTACAACTTTTGTATTGAGGCTGAAAGACTTTTATGCCCCTAAAAACTTCCAATTTGGAAAGGTGATTATTCTCCAATGTCTTGTGTGTAACTAGCTTTTGTTTAACATATGCGCTTCTAAGTATATTTAGTTCTTCAATAGATATAAGTCTAATAACTTGCTTGATGTCTTCTTGTAATAATTCATTAGTAGAATAATGGTTTGAAGTCAAGCGTAACGAACGAGCTGTTATCTTTAACCTATTAGTATATTTGCCATCCTTACAATAATACCAACCTGTATAGCCATGGAGCATTTCATACAAGGCATCCTTCTCATTATCGTTTAAGCAAAAGGAGAACAACTTATTTGCTTCGTCTACTACAGTTCCTCCATATTCATTAAAGGCATCCAAAAATTTATCATATTCTATTACAAAAGTTTTCAGTTCCGCTTCTGTTAAACCTGGTAAAGCCTCGAAATCCATGTTAAGCAACCCTTTATATTGTAGTCAAATATAGCCAAGTTCATACAACTTCCACATCGGAATATATAAATCCTTCTTTTGATTTATTTTTTTATCACAGCAACACTTATAATAAGCGCTTAGTTCAAAGGTATGCGATAGATACAGCTTAAAGTAATCCTTGAATGCACTGTTAGCGCTAATAGCCTATCTCCGAAACGTTGCATATTAATTTTACTTCATCGACAAAAAAACTAAGCGATCAAAATAGCTACCTGACATTGTTAAATTAAAAAATAAATAAATACACCAGTGGCGGGGACCCCCGAGAACCCCGCTCACTGGTGTATTTATTTATTCGGTCGATTCTTTATCGAATATCGCAGTAATAGGGACCTGCATTGTTGACGGGATTGGAGCCCGTATATCTGTTATCTTATCGAGTAACGCTTGGGATAGTTTGAATCCGGTAAACATGGCATAAGTGTCATAATGACTCGCAACTTTTTTGTGATACAGTATAAATTCTGAGCCGACCTTTTGCTTGATGACATACCATCTTTCTACGGCCACAAATACGGTTATCGGTAAAACCTTGAAAGGACCGAATCGATTGATTTTACGATGCACTATTTCATATTCGACGAATCCCCGTATTTGCCGGTCAATCATCCGGTCATTTTGAGCCACCAGGATAAAGTAAAATCCGATCTTCCGGTATTGACTAAAGAAGTCTATCCATTCGGCCCGATCAGATTTTAAACTTTCGCGGCAATTGAAACGACCACCGGCTTCGTCGATCACCACCAGGCATTGAGATTCTTTTTTTGCTGCTATCATGTCGTGTTCGATGGCGAAGATTACAAGAGATTCAACCGTTATTTTTTCGTTTGGCATATAGTAAAACCGTTGATCAAAGCCTTTTTTGATTTCCTTTTTGTTGAATTGCATTGGGAAATTAGCTATGACCATTTTATTTAGCCTTAAGGCCCAAAGTATCTGACAGATGGCATTGTAAGACTTGCCGCTGCCTGGGGTTCCACTGTAAAGGGATATGCTCACGTGCCCACCACCTTGAGCCATCGTAATACTACACGAATAGCGTAGTATAAGGCAACTGCAGCTACGTAGGCACTTAATAGGGTCAGGATACCAGGGATAGGGACTAACCAGAACAGCCATGTTAATAGTGTTGAAGCACCGCTCAAGTTCCATTGGAAGGGTGAATCCGGAAGTAAACTTGATGTTGAAATTATTGCAGTCCCCACTAAATTTAACATCCCGTTGACTATCGTAATTATTAAACTCATTATGACGCACCCCCGAGCAATTTTCTCGTTCCAAATAGTAAACCGACGCCGAATGCAAATAGTTCTAACACCCGTATACCTGCAGCAATTGTATTAAATTTACTAAGGTCAATGTCTGCTTCTAATCCGTTTATAGCTATCGGTATCACGGGTGCTTCTGTTGAGCCTGCGCCGAAGGTCAGGACCATATTTTTTAAATCCCACGGCAGACTAAAGGGGAATTTATCGGTAAAAATTTCGGCAGCAAGATGAAGTTTTGAATAATCAATGGCGTCATTGGGACCGATGACAAATTCCCCTGCTATTGCATCCGCTATAAGCTGGGGGATTGTTTGTATCCAGGCCCAAAATGCCTGTATCCAGGTCCATAGTTGCGCTAACCAATCTAATATGCTGGTAGGCTCGGTGACCGGCGGGTCTTCCGGCGTGTCGGTAGGGTCGGATATATCCTCATATGTTTTATCAAGCACGCCGGTCCAATCGGTAGGTATCGAAAATGTCCTGTCCGTAGGTGTAGCTGTATCACTGGTTATATCCGTTGGATTAAGGGTAATTGGAATATCCCAGGTTGTACTAATCGGCAATGCTGTGTCCGTATTGACCTGTAAACATATACCTTCCGGATTAAGCCCGCCGATAAATGGAGCATCGGAAGGGAACTCCCATTCGCCTAATATGTCGTCAAATACCTGGATGTTAAAATTGACCCAGTCTGCTTGTTCATATTGATCATAATAATGGTCATACCAGAAACGTATTTGAGATATATTCGCAAGTTCTGTACTGTAAAAAATATAGTATGAGATATAGTTAGCGTCCATTATTTCTATCCAGTCATGAAAAAACCGTACATTAATTGTTTGATAGGAGGAAATTGCACTGGCAATAAATGATGCACAACGGTTTGTGTCAGGTGTTACGTCTGTTTGCGCTAATATCCAATCTCTAATGGCTTGCCAATTCTCGACGTTTACTACGGTAATGCCATCATTTAACGGTACTGCATTGAATAGTGTTCCGCTGCTTGATGCCGTCCAGTCAATGCTTTCTGCCGGTGTTGGTCCTACAGTCGAGCCTACGGTTTGCGTATACGTACCGGTACCGGCTGTCACAGATGCTATATATGTTTGCAGCCATGCATTAGCTGCTGCAGCTACTGTGCTAGTGACAGTGACAACGCCGCTGGCGAGAGTTCCTAATGGCTGTTCTGCATCCGCATATGCTTCTGCAGCTGCAAGTGCCATATCATCACTATGCACGGTCATACCTGCTGCGATTAAGGTCATTAACGCTGTTATTATTTCCGGCGCAACATCTACTATGGGGATTACTGCAGCAGCGAAGGCATAGGCATTCTTTTTCGTTTGTTCTATTTGTATGAAGATTATACAAACTATCAAGAAAGCTGCTAATACACGTTTTAGCTTTTGCATTTTTTCAACTCCTTCAAATAAAAAAGCATACGCCAGCAGGGGGACATATGCTTTTTATTAGATTAAATTAGTCCGCTTAGCCGTTTGCAATTACCTTGAAGATTTTCTTGGCATAACGGAATCCGAGGATACAGGCCATGACGCCGATGGCATAGGGCGCTACCGCTGCCACTGTGGCTGAAATGTTTTCCCCTACGGTTGTAAACGCTGCTGTAACACCAGCATCAGCAGTTCCGGTAGCTAATACGGACGTAGCCAGGGAACCGGCAGCCATAGCACACGAACCGACTACGGCAGGCGCAAATCTTTTTGCACGCTTCAGTAAGTTTTTCATTTGATCATCCTCCACTCATCATTTTAAAAAAGTTGCATACGGCACTTATCCCCCAGGATATAAACCCTGCTATGAAAATACATCCGAAGGATAAAGTAAACCCTAGTTCAAACTGCTGTGCATCCAACTTCCCCACTCCATTTCTTTTACTATTTAGCGAAGTTTTTTAGAGTTAGCCAGACAACAACAGCAGCTATCCCACCGAGAATTGCTCCAAGGAATAACTCGCAGCCTTGGAAGCTTATGTTATATACCACGTTGTCTGCCACATCAGTTACAACTGCGGTAATCATTTGACTAGCTCACGGACGGATACCATCGAGCCGACTCCACCGGACTTTGTTGACCATTCGAGCAAACTTCCTGTCGCTTGATAACTTTCCCCTACTTTGGGGATTGGTGAGCCATCGGCAATTCTTACTACTGGGTTGTTGTGGGCGCTCACTTTAATTGACAT